CGACAATGAAGCCCAATCATCTAAAGCGACTAGTTCCATAAACCTAGTATAAGTTAAATCGTTCTTGTTTAGAGGTGGATTTTAACTTTTTAAAAACCCTTCATAAGAGGTACGTAACTAGGATAACTTGTCCTTTTTTGACCCCTTAAAACCCATCTTTTATATATCATACCTCTTTAAGGCAACTTCGTTTTATTATAGCGAGTTCTTCTCTTTTTTACGAAGAAAGGAATTTAAATTTGCTATAGCTTACATAGTCTTGTCTTAATTGGCTTGATACATTTTAAAGACTTATTCTACGTTCTAATGTCCCATTTCTTTTTAATAGTCTTAAGTTATATTAACTAATTACTATTTCCGCGAACGTTTTTGTTAAGGGTTCTATACAACCTACATTTATTGGTTTTATTATTAATCCATGATTTTATTTTCTCTAAATGTAGGCAAGGCTTATCGCAATGATAAGATCCGTCTCCAGTAACATACTTGGGTATATTAATGTAATGTTATAATATTGTTGTTATATCGGTTACATGTGTATACACGAGTCCGTTATTATAACAATGTAATAACTCATTATAAGATTACTTTAATATAGGTTTTTATAACCAGGTATGTTTTGGCGTTAAGAGCTTAACATTATAACCTATGTCATTAAGTATTAAATAAAAAACACTTGAATTCTAGAATTAAGTTAAATACAAATTTTAGTGTAATAATTACTCGCAACTAAAATTTATATTATCAACTAAATAGTTTTGTTTTAAAAACAAATCAAATATTTTTTATTGTCTTAAAGTAATTTTAGGTAATGGCAAATTCGCTACTCTATAATCTGTATAAGATTTTAGGAGAGGAACTTTGTCAACCCAAGATTATAATGACATTGTAATTGCGAGCGCATGAAGGTCTTTTGTAAATAAGTTATTTAATTTAGCTGTAATATTTCCACTTAATATAGCTCGATTAAATTACCTATGAACAATAATATGTCCGGTTGAATCCATGTAGCCAGTTTTAGATAAAAAGTCAACATGGAATTCAGAATATTATATATTTTTAATTAATAGACCTAAGCCATGAACCATGCTAGAATTCTAACCACTGTATACTTAATGTCTCGCAGTATATATGTTATCCAGCATATGCCTATAATGTACATTCCATACATCATCACCAGCAACTAAACCACAAGGTTTTAAAGCTTCTTCACTTATAGGGTATTAACCACCATAAGCTATAATTTTACAAACCTA